TGATATCTCCACTTCTATTTTCATAGCTTTCATCATTTTTGCATGTTCAGCTTTTCTATCGTCATCTATTTTTACAACTTCGTCACCAGGATTTTGCATTGCTTTCTTTAACATTGCAGCATCTTCTACAGCTCCTGGAAATTTATCGTAAAATCTTTTATTAGCTTCTTTGACATCTTCGACACTAAAACTTTTAACGCCTAGTCTAGGTTGCTTACCTGTTTTTTTAAACGGATTTGCCATTAGTCTTTACTCCCATAAAATTTAGTTTTTACTTTTTTACCCATAACTTCACCAGCTACTTTACCAGCATCTTTTAGTTTTTTAATAATTTCTGTATTAATACTTGAATACGAATTACTATCTTCTTCAGATTTATTTTTCAATTTATTTAAAAAGTTTCTAGCTTCACTCATCTTTTAAGTCCTCCGGTGTACTTAGTTTTTTATTCAATATACCTTGAAATACTGATTGTGTAAAGGTAGGAAGCATTAATTCAGATATAGGATTTTTTATATGACCAGTTGACCAAGAAATACAAGGTACTCCTTTTTCGTCCCAAGCAACCAAAGCATATCCTTTAATATCTATTTTATCGCTAATTTTGATACAAGCATCAGTAAAAGCATTTACTACTTGATCGTCTTGAATAGCAATTTTTTCTTTAGTTGTAGGTTTTCTAGGAGTTAATCTCCATCTATCAAGAGTAATAATGTTTGTCTTTGCGCAATTGTTTTCTTGTTTCATTGTCATCGTCCTCTGGATCGTCTGGATGTAATACTAAAAATCCATCACGTATCCTCATTAAAGCTTGCACAATCGTATCATGAATATCATCATGTTTCCCATATGGGAATTGTGCTGATTCTTCTATAACATCCTTAGTCCATTCTTCGTCCATTGTAAACACTAAACCGCCTTCAAACATAGAAGCTACACTATGAGTACGAGAAATCTTATCTCTTTCTGGAGTATAAGTAACAATCGGGACTCCGGATCTACGCATATCTTGTATAAGAGATTGACCACTAGCTCTTTTTTCAATTAATACTTGATCGGGCATCCACTCATAATAACTATCTTGAGCTCGTTTTCTTAAATCTGGATATTCTAATCTTTCTTTCCAAGCATCTAATAATATACATGCAGCATAAGGAACGTTGTTTTCATCTCTAGCTGTAAAGACACCCCAGGTTGTACATGCTGAAAAGTCAGCAGAAGATTTTGTACTAAACGCAGTATCATAAGATTGAACAACATAACCTAATGTAGGAATTTTATCTCCCTCATAAATATTCCACCAGTCCCTTTTTATAATACTACCTTCTTCGTTACTAGGACGTTGTTGATAAAGAGCTTGCCATACACGTTGACCAACTGTATTTTGTATTTTTTCTAAATCAGTTTTACTATATGCTTCTGGCCATAAAGCATTTCCTTTATCATCTATTGCAGGTAAATCTAAAACTTTCCAATCTTCTCCTGATTCATTTAAAATATATCCTGCTAAATCATCCTGGTGCCATCTAGTTTGAATTACAATAATTTTACCGCCAGGTTGTAATCTAGTATAAGCTACAGATTTATACCACTCTAATAAATTTTTTCTTTGAACTTCTGACTCAGCATCTTCTCTACCTTTAATAGGATCATCTATAATTAATAAATGTGCACCTCTACCAGTAATAGCTCCTCCCGCACCAACAGCAGAATAGGTACCACCATGTATAGTATGAAATCGTTTAGCTGATGTACTGTCTGATCTTAATGCTACTTGTGGAAAAACTTTATTAAAATCTTCTCCTTGAACTTGGTTACGAACTTTACGACCAAAGTCATCTGCTAACTCTTGAGCATAAGTAGATTGAATTACAAATTCGTTAGGATTATTTCCAAGATACCATGCTGGAAAAAATTCAGAACACAACATAGATTTACCATGTCTTGGTGGCATAAAGACCGCCAATCTTTTTATTTCACCTGATTCAAGCTTCTCTAGATTTTTTGCAATTAGCTGTATGTGCGCAGGATCTTTATATCCAGGGTACATATGTTTTGCATAACTTAATAAACTTTTTCTAGATTTATAAGTAGAAAGTAAATTAGTTAAATGTGTAACAACTTCACCAGCTCGTTTATCTCTAGTCTTTTGGTAAATTTGAATAGCTGACTTTAATTTCTCTTTGATCTGTAACTCTTGCATTTTGTTTTCCTGCACCTATGGCGCCAGCCTTTTTATATATATCAAATTTTTCTTTAAGTAAAATAAATGGATCTGATTTATCTTTTAAATTTTTAGTTAGAAATTCATTAGGTTGACCCATGAGCCCTAGTAACCAATTAATTTTTAAAGCATCTTTATATCTTAATTTAACCATATCTATATGATGAAGGTCTCCTTTTTGATCAGGATGACCTTCATTATATTTTCTAAGTCTAAAAGTTTCATCATTATTATTACCAGTTATATCTGCTCTATCGTGTAAAACTTCTATATCAACGTCCCGCATAATATTTAACATGTATGCTATCTCAGAGAGCCATGCATCATTTTGTCCATGTAAACTTATATGATCTAATAAATAAAACCATTTTTGTGGAAAGCAAGGAAAGATACTGTAAGGATGATTTGTTTGTTCTTTAAAACGAAGTAAACAAAACTCATCTTCAAAATCCATAATTTTATCATCCCAATTTTTAGTTTGCATTATAGCATCGTCATTAAAAAACATTATCCATTTACCTGTGGCATAGCCAGCCAAAGTATTATTATATTTATGTAAATTTTCATAACCGATAGGTTTAAATTGTAAAGCTAATTGATTAGGGTATTTAGATTGTTTTAAATATAAAAAAGTTTTATTATCATCTTCGTCAACTGCAAAAAGAAATTGTAATTTATCTGGTTGACGAGCATTATCAACTAATGATTGTACAGATTTTTTAAGTAAATCTAATCTTTTCCTTGTAGGAAGTAATATTGAAATATTCATATTCTACCTATATACATATAGGTAGAACATAAAAACAAAAAAGTACCCGCCATCTCTCCCTGCCCATGATCAAAGAAATTGATCCTCGGACAACACCTAAATAAAAAGATATACTACTAATCTTTTTTCTTTTCTAGTATTTCATAGAAAAATTTATCAGTATCATCTGTTACCCAATCTTTGTTTTCGACATTCCAGTCGTTTGTTTGGACTTTGTAGTCAGGGACTTCGTTTCTCGTAGTGAACGAATTAACATGCCATAATACTCTGTTATTAGGTTGAGCAGCGAAATTACCGTTGTCAAGCTCCAATATATGAGCGCACTTATGCTCCTGAGGAATTTCAGAATGATCTGTGTCAAGTAGATTGGGGTCAGGGTGACACCAGTCAACAGTAAACAGATACTCACCGTGATACAGTTTTTTATCCTTACCAAAATATTTAGCTCGTTGTCCTAATAAAAAAGAAAAATGGTTAATACTATGATAATAGTCAAAGCTATTCCACAGCTCAAGTAAGTCGTTTGGCATATCGGGCACTTCTGATCTTTCCATGTCCTTAGAGAAGAAGGCAGCAATTGGCAACCGCCAAAAGCACGCACCGTTTTCCAACATAATGTTAAATAATATACCACGACCCTGTATGCTTGTAAGACCAAAGATAACACAGTCTTCGCTTTCTCCATGATATTTTTGTAAATCATATAAATACTCCTTGCGTATTTTACAATATATTGGTGGAATGCTACTATTTAAAAACGCCATTGTAAAGTATTATATTAAAAAAAATTTTTTTTCTAGAGAAATTTATACGCATATAACTCATTCTACACTATCTACTATACCTATACTATTACTAACCGTTAATTAGACATCAAACTTTATACGATTTTTTTAAATTAAACTTAATACGATTTTTAAAAAGAAAATTTTAAAAAGAATAAAAAAAAACTAGCGATAAATTAATATCGCTAGTTTTATTATTTAAATAATATTAAAGAGAATTAATTTTATTCTCAAAGTATTTAATATTCTCGATAATCGAATTATCGACTTTATTCTTTTTTATAAATTCTTTATTCGAATTTATTAAATCTAGATAAAGATTTTTTTTCGATTTATCTAGATAAGAATTTAAATCGATTAATAAATTTACTTTTTTAAAACGATTATTTTTCGTAGTATCGTATTCGATATCCACTTTTCTATAATCGTTATTAAAAGCTAATTTAATCGTAGTAGAAAATTTCGCTTTTTCGTAAATATTAAAAGATTTAGATTTTTCTCTTTTAGTATTAAATAATCGAAATAAAACTTTTTTATTTTCGTATTCTCGAAAAGATAAAGCTACTTTATTTTCGATTATTTTATTATCGTTTTTTTTATTACTCATTTTACTCTTCTTTCTAATTCTTAAAAGATTTCTATTTATTAGAAAATTTAATTTTAAGAATTAATTAAAATTATAAAATTTTTTTTAAAAAGTAAATAAAAAAAATCTGTTGTTTAGAATTGTTCTAATTTAATTGTTGTTCTCGTTTTGTTCTGTTCTCGTTTTGTTCTATAGTAAATATAAGAATAAATTAAATACGAATAAAACGAAAAAAAACTCTTTAAATAAATATAATATCATAAATTACTTTCTTTTTAAATTAATAATAATTTTATTAATATTTATATTTAATCATAGTTATACGATTTTATTTTAATTTTTTTATATTTCTGTTTTTGAGGAAAAAGCTCTTTCATTCATTTTTTTTATTTTCGTGATCCTTGCGGATCAGTACTGAGCCCTAGCACCAAGGATCAAGGCGGATCAAACTAGAGCTATTTCAACAAGCTGCAACAAGCCGTCATCAACAAACAACAGCCCGCAGTTAATTTAGATTGTGATCTGTTTTGATTTGATCTAGATACTTGGCCAGGTCATCATCGGACATAGTGTCAAGGGTTGAGTGTTGAACTTCTTTTTTTTCAACAAGGAACCCTAACAGCTGCGCTTTCAACCTTATCGCATTGACTGCTGCTGTATATTGTTTCTTGCCGCAAGCATCAACATACACTTTATCAAGTCTTTCAACCTCTTTTGACACAGATTCACTTGTCAAGCGCCTAGCATCACCACGCAATCTGTCAATATACTGGATAATTTTATCTTTCTTTAAGTTGCGTGCAGCTTGAACGTGAGCTGAAGTTTCACTATAACCTGCGTCAACAGCCGCTTGTCTCTTACCTTTTCCACTAGCTATACCCTCACAGAACTTCTTTTCCATTGAGGATAAGGTAGCCTCATTTGTCTGATGGATTTGGTCTATAGTTATCGCCATATTTATCCTAATATAGCGATTAATTTATGAATGTAAATTATCTATTTTTGATACCAATCTAACTCTTTAAGGTTGTCGTTTAAGTGTTGTAAATTATCTTTGTTAGATGTTTTCTTAATTAAATTGTTGATAGTTTTTCTTTCTGATTCAATAGTATTATGAGTATCTTCTTCTATTGTAATGGTTACTTTTTTAACTACTCCGTAATCTTCGTTAGTATGTCCAGGCCACCATTCTGAATCAGCAATAGCTTCTTTTTCGTTTGTATAAATTGGTAAAACATCGGGACGATTATTTTTAATCTTAATGTTGTATTCTGGTTTCAGAAAAATAGTTTCGAATAATCTATGCGGACTATCTACTGGTTTAGTGTCTTTATCGTAATGTTTTGTTACGATGTATCCAATGTATTTCATTATTTACTCCTTATTTATTAGTTAATTAATAAATAAGAATAAAAAATATATAACCTTATAAAACAATATTATTAACAGCCATTATCCCTCGCTAATTTAACTTGTGCGTCAACTCTTTGTATGTTTACTTCGACATCTTTATGTATTTTTTTGTATTTACTATCAATAATGTTTTTAGCTTTTTGTAAGTTTTCTTTATTATCATAACAAGTCTGATATGTACCTTCAAGTTTGTTATCGTAGTAAAGTTGAAAGCCTCCGCCTAATAATTTAATACCATAACCTCTATATTTATCATCCATTAAGACCTTCAATTCTAGCTGGAATAACTTTTTCATTATCGCACGTATCACAGCATTCTCCTTCTTCTTTTATAGGCTGTGGGTTATTACCCCAACCTGTAAATTCTTCTTTACAGATTACACAAACTTTTATTTCATTATCGTCCATTATCAAACTCCTTTCTATATCTTGATAATTTCTCTGATGTTTTTCTTTCCTCTCTTGCCTCTAACCAGTTTATAATTCCTAATAAAGAAACACCTATAAAAATTATAAACAAACCAGCTAGAATTAATATTTCAGTTAACATGTTATTGCCTTTCTACCTTTCATTTGTTGAACTTGATCGTGTGTTAAACCATAATACTCTGTAGGGTTAACAGGAAACCTACCTGTTTCGTCTAAATAACAATCAGTAATAATAAAATCATTATGTACGAAACCTGGCTTACCATCATAATGCTCTACATTTTTTTGTAAGTTTATAAATTTAGCCATTTATTCTCCTTGTTATTTTTCTATATATTTAAACTATAAAAAAATTAATTACAAAATTATACAAGTTAAATACGAACAATATCCACTTTATCTCTCATATTAGGCGCAGGTCCATCTTTAAGATATTGAGATTTAAAACTAGGCGCATTATCGTGGTCTAATGGAGAGAACATAACATCAAAACCATAGTAACATTCTAAATACCAATCTTGTGGATTACCTTTAGGCCATGCATAACTTTTAGGGTGGCTACCTAAAGAATAACCTACTCCCCAATCATGTGGTCCTGCTTCAAAAGATACAACAATAATTTTATCAGAATTACTATCGTTGTTGTAATCTTTATACAACAGAATATTAGTTTCCCAATCGGGATCCATACCCATACGTTTACAGTTTTCATCGATTGCTTTCTTAAACATTCTAGCTGCAGAAAGCATATCAACCTTCTTACTTACAAAGTCTGGTAAATTTATTAATCTATCCATAACTTTCTCCTTTCTAATTTAATTTATGTTAATAAAGATAATACTAAAATAGAATCAACTATAAACAATATAAATACTATTTCCATCAGATACTCTTTCCATTTTCAT